CCTGGTGCGCCTGGCTGTACAGGCGGACGGTCCGGCCCGCCTTGTCCTTGCCCCGGGCCACCAGGGACGCCTGCGGGTTCAGGTCGACCTCCACGTCGGTCCACGACGGCGGGATCGCCTTGTTGTGCATCTCCTTGAACGTCCGCCGGTCCGCGGGCGAGGCCAGGACGAGGTCGGGCACGTAGCCGTCGTCCGGCTCCTCGACAAGGGAGGCGAGCACGGTGCCGGGCATGTCCAGCCAGCGGCCGGAGACCGGGCCGTTGCCGCGCGGCACCCGGGCCTGGTCCTTGGCGCCCTTCGCCGAGGCGGTGATCGCCTTCTTCGGGGGCTCGTCCGCGCCGAGCACGGTGCAGCGGCAGTTGACCGTCTCCCACGGCGGGGCGGCCGGGTCGCCGGGCATCATCAGCAGGCTCTTGCCGACCCGGAACGGGCGGCCCAGCGGGACGACCTGGCCGTCCGCGACCTTGTGGTCCTCGCGGGTCCGCTCGTCCTTGGTGGCCAGCCACTTCTTGTGCGTCCGGCCCTCGGCCGCCAGCGCGGCCAGGGAGCCGCTGTTCCACGCGGCGGTCGCCTCGGTGCGGGCGATCCGCGTCGCGCGGACCTGCCAGTCGCCCTCGTCCTCGCGGATCTTGTCGACGGCGCCCGCCCGCACGTCCTGCCACATCTTGACCTCGGGGTCGTGCTTGTGCGCGTGCGTCCGGGCCGCGGTGCCGGGCTTCCCCAGCGGGTCGAGGATCTTGTCGATGTTGGCCTCGGCCTCGGCCTTGACCTGCTTCCAGTACGCCTTGTCCGGCTCCCAGGCCAGGCGCTCGGCGATGTCCCGGGCCTGCTTGTCGATCGGCCAGCCGCCGAGGGCCGCGGCGCTCTGGCTGAGCCGGACCTCGTCGAACGCGGCCTCCGGGATCTCCGGCAGCGCGGACCGGGAGAGCCGGTCCTTGACGGCCGTGATGTGGAAGGCCATCGCGTCGCTGCGCGCGTCGAGGAGGGCCTTGTCCTTGGCCGTCACGCCGAAGGACGCCTGCCAGGCGGTCTGGATCGACGCGACCACGCGCTCCTGCACGGCGTCCGTCCACCAGCCCAGCATGACGCCCAGGGCCAGCACCGGCTGCGCGGCGTCGTGCCGCCCGCTCTTGATCGCGGCCACGACGGCGTCCAGCACCTGGCGCAGGAACGAGCGCGTCTCCGCGGCGACGACGGCGGCCAGGGCCTCCTCCGCCGCGTCACGCGAGTCCACGCTCACGCTCCCTGCTTTGGGCCAGGGAGACCGGGCCGTCGATGAACCGGCGACAGCCGCGGCAGAACAGGCGGTACCAGGCCGCGGCGATGATCTCGTCGCCGTAGATGCCGGTCAGGTCGGAGTGCGGGCAGCGGCGCCGGGCGGTGCGGCCGACGAGGCCGCGGTACGCGCTACCCCTCGGCCGCCGCACGGGCCAGCCTCGCTTCCAGGTCCTCGAAGGCGTGCGGGCGGCCGGAGAACACGACCTCCCGGACATAGGCGTCGAGGAGGCTCTGCAGGCCGGGCTCGACCAGGCTGCAGCACCCGTGCTCGTTCACGAGCCGGGGCAGGACGGCCCAGGCGCCGGAGAGGGCGGCCTCGACGTGGTGCGGCTCCGGGCGCCAGATGGTGTGCGCCTCGTGCCACTCCTTGCCGGACTTCTGCATCGCGCCGAAGCGCGCCCGGCCGTCCCTCGCCACGCGCTTGCCGATGAGTTCGAGGGCGCGCATCACGGCCATGTCGCAGGCCGCCGCGAGCACTCGGAGGTCAGGCGACTGGGTTGCCACTGGCGGGGACCCCTTCGGTGTCGGTGATCGGCGCGGGGGCCGCCCCGCCGGGCGTCGGGGTGCCGTTGGGGGCCAGCCGTGGGGACGGGGCCTGGCCTCGGTTCTCGGGCTCCAGGGGGTCCAGGGTGCCGGGCCTGCGGGCGCTGCTCAGGTCGCCCGGGCCGGTCTCCGGCGTGCCGTCCAGCAGGGCCATGACGGTGCTGACGATCTCGGTCATGTTGTCGAGGAGTTGCGGGTTCTGCGTGGCCACCTGGAGCGCGACCGCGATCGCCCGCTCCTTGCTGCTCGGCGCGTCGCTCTCCTCGAAGCCGCCCGCGGTCCGGAGGGCCTTGTCGCCGACCGCCTGCACGGCGTGCAGTTGGCTCGCGTCGGCCAGCCGGTTCGGCCGCTGCACGAGTTCGCCCACGTCCGGCTTGAGGGTGAAGGTGTCCGGGTCGCCCTCCGGCGTGCCCGGCACGGCCTTTCCCTGCAACTGCCGGAGGATCGGCCGGTAGAACGCGGTGGTCAGGGCGTCCCAGATGAGTTCCAGGCGGGGCTTGACGTGCGCCTGCACGACCTCGTCGCGGACCAGCCACATGCCCCAGTGGTTCGCGTCGCCCATGCCCTGCAGGAGTTCCGGCGGCGCGTCCAGGGCCAGGCCCAGGCGGCGGATGGCCTCCTCGCGGAGGTCCTTGGTGTTCTCGTCGAACGGCGTCGCGAAGGTGTCGAAGCGGATCTTGCTGATCGCGTCGTCCGGGGCGCCGAACAGCGCGGGCACGACGGCCGCCGCGTTGCTGCGGTCCTCCAGCGGGACCAGCATCGCGTTCATGATCGCGTTGAGGACGGCGTTGTCGCTGAACGTGGTCTGGCCCTCGCCCTGGTCCGGGACCTTGGCGCTCTGCAGGATCGTGTTCGGGATCCAGTACACGCCCGCGCCCGCCAGGCGGCTGTCGATCTGCGCGCTCACGTGCTGCGTCAGGCCGACCAACTCGCGGAGCACCGGCAGGGCGCTGCGGACGGGGCTGTCCGCCTCCTCCCAGTGCGCCGGGTGCGGGTCCCAGATCTTCTCCAGGTAGATGTCGTCGAGGACGTACTCCCGGCCGCGGATCGAGACCTTCTTGCCGTTCCGGCTCTTGGTGACCTCGACCGCGCTGAGGATCAGCCACTCCGCGGCGGCGCTCTCGGTGCCGCCCTCGGGGGCCAGGTGGTCCGGGCTCGGGTCCGGCTCGCTCTCCTCCTTGGGGAGGCCCGCCAGGTACCCGCCGCCCGCCACGAAGATGTTCAGGGCGAGGCGCTCGACCATCTGCGGCGTGATCAGCGCGAGGATCGGGTCGTTCTCCGGCTTGTCCTGCCGCTCGCCGCCCTTCTCGACGAAGACCCCGGCCTGCCCGCAGCGGCCCGCGATCGCGTTCGCGACGTACCGGAGTTCGCCGACCGCGTCGTACATGGCCCACGCCTCGTGCTGCCAGGAGTCCGAGACCTCCCTGCCCCGCTTGACCTTCTTGCTCGTCACGCGGCTCGCCGCGGCCGTGATCGAGGTCGAGCCCGAGGACGCATCCGAGGTCGGGCCGCCGTAGCGGAAGGCGGACACCGCCGCGCCCGTCACGGGCGGCGTGCGGCGCTGGAACCACGAGGCCATGCTGCTCCTACGGGCGGGGGGCGGCTACCCTCCCATTCTACCTGGAGCAGGGAGAACTTGGTCGAGCCACGCAAAAGGCCCCCGGGGTGTCCCGGGGGCCTCGTGCGGTGCGGCGAGGGCTCAGGCCTCGACCTGCTCCATGTAGAGGAAGTCGCTCCGCTCCGGGTTCGGGCAGAACTTGTAGCCCACGTAGAGCCAGCGGTCGTGCATGTTGTTGATCCGCGCCTTCAGCGTCACGTGGATCTGGATGCACCCGGTGTCCGGCCCCGGGAGTTCCATGTCGTGGTAGTTCTGGCAGCCGTCCGGGCCGAAGTTCACGGTGTCCAGGACGGCGGTGCCCGCGCTGTTCCACATCTCGACCTTGACGGGGTCGTACTTGCCGCCGCTGGCCTCCAGGGAGTCGCAGCCCCGGTTGGTGAACAGCCAGAAGTACTCGACGCGGACGCCGGTCCCGTCGTCCTGGGTCCGGAAGTTGAACTGGACCTCGGTCGCCACGTCGGCGTACGTGAAGGTCCGCGGCGTGGTGGTGTACGAGGCCATCGCGGGCGAGGCCGCGAACAGGACGGCGAAGATGGTCAGGAAAGCAACGATCGGCGCGAAGATGGTTCTACGCATCAAAATCCCCCTTCAAGGGTCGGTTACTCCATTCTACCACGGAACGTAGCAAACCGGTCAAAGCAGGGCGACGGCCGCGGCGTTGATCAGCAGGTGCAGCGTGTTGTCCGCGGCGATGAGCAGCCAGACCGCCAGCCAGTCCGGCGTGCTGGCGGGGTAGCCGGTCGGGCTGGACAGCGGCGGCCGGTACGCGGCCGGGGCCGCCTGGTTCTTCGCCCAGACCACGAAGCGGGCGAGGCGAAACCGGTCGATGACGACGTGCGTGCCGCCGATCACCAGCAGGGCAAGGGGGCTCCGCGTGACCGGCAGGTAGGCCAGGGTGTACGTCGCGCCGTGCGCCAGGGCCGGGCCCCAGCGCCGGGTCTTCTCCGTTGCCTGGTGGTGCGTCTGGAGCAGGTAGTCGCCGACGAGGTGGGCGAGCAGGACGCCGAGCACGTCAGACCCGCCGCCGGGTGCCGCCGAAGCCGGTCCGCGCGGGGGCGCGGACGCCGGGCCGGACGGCGCTCAGGCCGCCGCGCTGGAAGCCGCGGGTGACCTGCCCGGTGGGCACCAGGGTCGTGACGCCGCCGCCGCCGCGGGCCCGCAGCAGGGCCATGACGGTCGCGTCCACCTGGTCGTCGTGCGTGGCGTTCGGGAACGCCTTCATCTCGCTCAGGTAGTCCGGCAGCCAGTCCGCCAGGGCGGGCAGGTACACGTTGCCCGCCTCGACCTGCGGGGACGCGGCCCGGGCCCGGGCCTCCTTGGAGTCCTGGCCCGGGCTCCACGGCACCATGCCCGGGACCTCGGACCGCAGCACGTCCAGGACGGCGGTCCCGTTCGCCTTGTCCTCGACCGCGTGCTCGTGCACGCCGCTGTGCGGGCCGCGGGCCGCGCGCATCGTCACGCCGGAGACGGTCTCGTTGTAGACCGTCTCGTCCTCCAGCGGGGCCTCGCCGTCC